GACATCGGCTCAGCAGAGCGCCGTCGACACTTACGAAGAGCTTCTCCAGAGTAACAGCGCGGAAGCGCTCGACCGCATCTTGCGTGACAGCCGCTACGACGCCGGCTTGACGACGGCAATCGCTGCCGGCGAGCCGCTGAGCGCCGGCCGTATCGCTACCATGGTCGACAGCTACGCTTCGCGTTATCTGGCCATGCGAGCCGAGACCATCGCTCGTACCGAGACCACGCGTGTTCTGAACATGGCGCGACAGGAGACCACCATGCAAGTGGTCGACGATGTCGGCATCCCGGCGGACGAGGTCGTGCGCACTTGGACCGCCACCAATGACAAACGCACACGTGATACGCACGCCGCCATGGATGGGCAGGAACGTGGCTTAAACGAGCCATTTGATAGCCCGTCCGGCGCGCAATTGATGTACCCGGGCGACCCGGATGCTCCCGCCGAAGAGGTCATAAACTGCCGTTGTGCTGTGTTGATTTCGTTCAAATCGACGGCCCCGACGGCCGATGAGACGGCGGCGGCGGTGGACGAAGTGGTGGCTGATGAAGGTGGATGAGGAGGAGCATCGGGCGCGTGTCGTCTACACCGAGGCGGTGCTGGCCAAGATTCCCTTGTTGGTCATGGATGGCTGGAGCCTCGACGCGATTGCCGCGTATATCGGGACCAGTGAGGGGAGCTTGCTGGCGACGTGTTCACGGCTGGGAATCAGCTTGAAAGGTGCCAAGAAACCGAAGGGTAAGCGGGTTACGGACGAATATGTGGTCCGTTTGCCTAAGCCATTGTCGGAAAAGCTGGAAAGCCGGGCGCTCGACCTCTCGATGACCACCGAACATCTGGTTGTGGTGCTGCTTAGCCAGATCGTGGCTGACAATTTGATCGAGGCCGTGCTCGATTTCGACGCCGATTAGACCGGCTCGGAAAACTTAAACAACCACGCATTGGCACTGCTCGTGGGCCGGATTATGGCTACGTGGTGCCTTACGCCAACAACTCTGATTTGCCCGCACAAGTGCGCGATGCACTGCCCGACGCAGCGCAGAGCCGCTTTCGCGCGGTGGTCAACTCGGCGCTGGCGCGCGGCCTGAGCGACGCCAAGGCGTTTGGTTCTGGCTGGGCCGTGATCAACAACGGTTGGATCAAGCCCGTTAACGGCGGCAAGTGGGTGCACAAGTCGGCGACGCCGCGCACTTTGTTCGCTTCGCGGCCGGTCGAGAACGCCAAGGACGTGATCGATTGGGCCAAGGGTCAGGGTTTCCCGACCACGCTTGTCCCCGAAGCCATGCATGTCACGCAGGCGTACTCGAAAGAGCCGTTGCAGTGGCCCGAGACGCTCGACAACACCGTCACCGTGGATGGCACGGCCGGTCGCAAGGTCGGCTCGCTCGGTGATCAGGGCGCGATGGTCCTCCATTTCGACAGCCCGGCGCTGAGCGACCGTCACCAGCAATTGCGTGATGCCGGCGCGTCGTCGGATTACCCGCTTTACCAACCGCACGTCACCATCAGCTGGAAGGCCGATGGTGTCGATCCGTCCAAGGTGACTCCCTACACCGGACCAATCGTGCTTGGCCCGGAACGCTTCCGCGAGATCGACCCCAACTGGGAGCAGAAAGCCATGGAAAAGGCTGGTGCACGTCACAACGCCTCCGACCGCAAGCATGTGCAATCGGTCCATGACAGCGCAGTGCATCTCGGCGCGGACTGTCCCGGTATGGCCAAGCGCGACGACCTCGACGACGAGCGCTTCGAGAAGTTCGACGCACTGACCACCATCAACGGTGCCGGCGAGCCGGCGTCACGCGCCAGTGTCATCAAGGTCAGTGACGAACTCGGTCTGGTGTTCGGCTGGGCCATGATCTGCAAAGACGGCGGCAACGATTACTTCGATGTGCAGGACGACCACATCCCCGAAGACGCCATGCTCAAGGCGAGCGCAGAGTTCATGCTGAGCCGGCGCGTCGCCAAAGAGATGCACTTCGGCGACGAGATGGGCACCATCGTTTTCGCCTTTCCGGTCACCTCTGATGTCGCCAAGGCGATGAACATCTCGACCGACCGCACTGGTTTGATGATTGCGATGAAGCCTTCCAGTGAAGCGCTCTTGGAGAAGTTCAGGAGCGGCGAATACACCGGTTTCAGTATCGGTGGTCAACGTCTCGTCGATGAGGAGATGGCGGCATGAGTGTCAACATCGATGGTGATCTGCACAAGCCCCGCCGCCGCAACATCATGCGAGCCTTCAAGATCAGTGAGATCAGTGCAGTCGACCGCCCGGCACAAGAAGGCGCGAAAGCGGCGATCATCAAGCGCAACAGTAACGCAAACACAGGAGACGGTTCGATGACCGAGAAGGAACTTCAGAAGAAGATCGACGACCTCGCCGCCGAGCTTGCCAAGGTGAAGGCCGATGGCGAGGCCAAGATCGGTGATCTTTCGACGGCCAACGCCGAACTTGTCACCAAGGCGGCCGCCGCCACCGAGGAGGCCGAGACACTGAAGGCGAAGGGCAAGCTGACGCCACAGCAGCAGGCGTTCCTTGACCAGCAGGAAGGCGAGACCGCCGACGAGGACAAGAAGAAGAAGGCCACCAAGGCGTTCCTCGCCATGACCCCCGAGCAGCGTGACAAGCTCATCGCCGAGAAGCGCGCCAACGACGAGGTCATCACCATCGACGGCGAGGAGATGCGCAAGTCGGTGATCGGCGCGACCCAGTTCAACATCCTGAAGCGGCAGTCCGAGCGCGTCGCCACACTGGAGAAGTCCAGTAAGGACGCCATCGAGAAGGCCGAGACGGCGGAACTCGCCAAGCGCGCCGACGATGAGTTCTCGCATCTACCCGGCACCACCGACGACAAGGTCGGTGTGCTGCGCGTCATCGGCAAGGCCGACAAGAAGGTGCAGGAGACGTTCGCCGCAATGATGAAGGCCGGCGAGAAGGCGATCAACGGCGCGTTCGAGAAGCTCGGTCATCGCGGTGGCAACCAGACGGTCGATGCCGGCGCATTCGAGAAGCGCGTCGCCGAGGTCCGCGCGCGCGATGGTTCCTCGCGCATGGACGCCATGGAGAAGGCCCGCAAGGAATTCCCCACCGAGTTCGCGGCCTACCAAGGCCAGAACTAAGCTTGTCGGGGGTCGGCGCTTCCTCTCCCGATCCCCGCCCGGCACGCCGCCACGGTTTACTGGTCGCCCATACGGCCGTGGCGGTGGTGCTCAGTAAAGACACTGCTTTTGGAACAATAGGAGAAACTGAACCATGACCACGAGCAAAGACCTTAGTCTCTCGTATGCCCGGCTGGCCGGCGCAGACCTGAGCAATGCACTGAACAAGTTCGGGATGGTCGACACCAACGGTAACATCGTCTTGGCGACCGCTGCCGCCAAAGTGCTCGGCACCATCATCGAAGAGAACAACATCAACTACCCGGTCACCGTTCAGTACGGCGGGCAGGGCAAGGTCATCGTCGGTGCGGCACCGGTCACTGCCGGCGCGGTGATCGCTTCCGACGCCAACGGTCTCGCCGTAGCCGGCGCGACCAACCCGGTCGGCGTTGCCCTGACCGGTGGCGCTCCCGGCACAGTCATCGAGTTCGCCTTCGCGTAGGCGATCTCAGTAACCGCCGCTCGACTGAGCGGCACCCTTATTAACTGAACGAAAGGATTAACCCCATGCCCGTCGCCTCGAACGATGGCGTAAACATTCAGGGTGCCCTTCACGTCGATAGGTACCTGACCGGCTTCTCGATCAACTACGTGCAGGACAGAAACAACTTCGTGTCGTATCGCGCCGCGTCGTTGATCTCGGTACAGAAACAGACCGACCTCTACGTCGTCTACGACCGTGGCTTCTTCTGGCGCGACGAGGTGGCACCTCGCCCGCTCGGTGGTCGCCCCGAGCAAGTCGGCTACAAGTTCGCCGATGGCAGCTACAAGTGCACCGAGTTCGCACTGGAGCATGTCATTGACGACCGTCAGCGTGCCAACGCCGACGACCCGATCCGCCTCGATCAGAACGCCACGACCCTGCTGACCCAGAAGCACATGATCAAGCAGGACAGGGTGTGGGCGCAGAATTTCTTCGTCCCCGGCGCATGGTCGACGCAGGCAACCGGTGTGGTCTCCGCACCCGGTAGCAACCAGTTCGTCCAGTTCAACGACGCGCTCTCACAGCCCATCGAGATCGTCGACTACTGGAAAGATCAGATGCACCAGAAGACCGGCTTCATGCCCAATACACTGGTGCTCGGCGCGGCGGTCAAGCGCATCCTGCGTTCGAACCCCGACATCGCCGACCGCATCAAGTACACCCGTACCGGCGTCGCCGACGAAGACCTGCTCGGCTCGCTGTTCGAGGTCGACAACGTCGTCGTGGCGCGCTCGATCTACAATGCGGCGATGGAAGGCGCGGCCGACAATTTCCAGTACATCGTCGACCCGAACGCCATGATCCTGCTCTACATCGAGCAGAACCCCGGCCTCGACAGCCCGACCGCCATCGCGAACTTCGCATGGACCGGCCTCATCCCGGGCGAGACCAATGCCATCGGCGGCGTCATCGAGCGCGGCCGTGACGACCGTGCGCACTCCGATTACTTCCAAGGGCGCATGGCGTGGGATTTGCGCTTGGTCGCACCCGATCTCGGCGTGTTCTTCACCAACGCGGTAGCGCCCGGCTCGTAAGGCCCGGTCGCGTCAGTGTCAGTGTAAAAAGCGGGTACAAGCAATGGCAAGAATGAGAGACCGCGAAGAGTTCGATTCCGACCGGGAGTTCGTTGTCATCCGCAAGATACGTGTGGGTGGTACCGATTTCACTCCCGGTCAGGAGTTTCCCAAGCAGCTGTGCAACGCACGTCGGTTGCGTCAGCTGTTCGAGATTAGTGTCATCAAGATGAGCGCGCCACGTGAGCCGTCCTATCGCTCGCCAACGGCGCGCTTCGACGCGATGACACTGGAAGAACTCCGTGACTGGCTGACCAGTCATGGACAGGTGCCACGGGCGACGTGGGACCGTGGCAAGCTTCTCGAAGAGGCGACGGTGGTAGGCGGCTGATGTATTTCGATTTGTCGACCATGATTTGCAGAGACCTGTCGACGCCCGAGCCGATGACTCGGGCGGTGCCGGTCACCATCGACCGTGCCATGTACGAGCCGAACGGTGATCTGGTCCGTTGTCTCTTGAGCAATCAGACCGAGACATTGTGCGTTGATGATGATCAGACGCAAATGGGACGACAATTGCAGGAGTGGAAGGAGGCCGGCAACACCATCGAGCCTTACGCGCCGCGACCGATTACTTACAACGACGTCGACATCGAGCGCGACCGGCGCAACCATCTCGGTGAGCAGCTGTTCCTCAAGTCCGGCAAGGTCGTCAACGTCGCGACGGCGACCGGCGAGGATTACGACAATATCAATTATGCTTCCGACACTGCTCTGACCATGATTGCCAAGACGATCCCGGCGCTCGCTGCCGAGGCTACCGAGATCGATCCGAAAGCTCAACCGGACCCACCGAGCATGACCTTCCGCGACTTTTATCGTCAGCCGGTGACCGTCACTTACCATGAAATGGCCGAGATCAGTGTGCGGGTCACGGACAACGTTAACTCGGTCAATCAGGCTGCGCACCTTTTGAAGGACATGGACCCGATCCCGCGCGATTACACTAACGACAGCTACTGGCCGACCATCCCGCGTCCACCGCTTAACCCGCCGTCATGAGCTTTCTCGACACCATTCGTACCGAGATACAGCGGGGCTTCGCCGGCAAGCTCCGTAAGTGCACGCTCATGCGCATGGTCTCGACTGGGCAGGATGAGCTTGGCGACGCCCTCGCGCCGACCAAACAGACATGGCAGTTCGACGGCATGCGCGACAGCTTCAACGCTGCTTTCGCCGCCGCTGCCGGCATCCCGGTGAACGACGTGCGCATCCTGATCATTGCCGGTTCGCTCGCCACCGAGCCACGCATCGACGATAAAATTCAGTGTGAGGGGCGTTGGTTTCAGCTGCGCTCGCGCGTGTCGGTCGACCCGGCGACTGCCACGTACACTTACGCCGGCTTCGAGGTGCCAGCACCATGAGCACACTTGGTATCGTCCTCGTCGTCCTTCTGATCCTGCTCGTCGTCGGCGCGTTCCCAAACTGGGGATATTCGTCGACTTGGGGCTACGGCCCTTCTGGGCTGCTCGGTGTCGTGCTCATCGTGATCGTCATCCTCTTGCTCATGGGGAAGCTGAACATATGAGCGTCACGTGGAACCAAGCCGAACTGATGGCTAGGCTGCGCCCGGCGATGGCACGTGGCGTCGTTAAGGGCGTCGAGCTTATTCGCAACGCCGCGATCAGTTCCATCCAGCAGGGCGGCAAGACCGGTCGTACTTATCGACGGCGTGGTGTCGTGCATCGTGCGTCGGCACCCGGTGAAGCTCCCGCCAGCGACACCGGTCGCTTGGTCAACTCGATCACTACCAGTTACGATTTGGAGCAGTTGAGTGGCACGGTGCAGGCGGGTACCGAGTACGCGCCGTGGCTGGAATTCGGCACCGCCAAGATGGAGCCGCGCCCGTTCATGCGGCCGGCGCTGATGGAGAACGCAGAGGCGGTCTTGGAAAGCATCGCAAACGAAATCAGGACGGCACTGTGACCGACGATCTCGACCTCACCCAGTCGATCCGCGATGGTCTCCTCGCCGAGCCACTGATCGCCGATGCGCTGCCCAATTACGGCAGCAATGGCAAGACCATCTTCACGCGGCGGCCGGTGCCGAGCGATGCGCCTTACCCGATGATCGTGATCTCGCAGGACGTGTCGGTCACTGATCAGGACGGTATCGACCATGAGAAGTCGGTCGTCATCCGCGACATCGCCGTTTACGGCAAGAACGAGCCGGCGGCGTCGTTCCGGCAGGTCGTCGATATGGCTTACGTCGTGCGTCACCTGTTTCACAGCCGGCGTGACACGCTCTTTCCCATTGGCGAGTACAAGCTGATCGA